TATTTACTGGTGGAACAGGTCAGGTAGGAATAGTAACGTTTTCCGGAACTACTCAGTCGGAATCAACCACAACTGGTGCGGTAATCATCAGTGGTGGTTTAGCAGTAGGAAAAAATGCAAATTTTGCTGATGGATTAAATGTTGTTGGTATTGCAACATTTTCAAATGAAATTGATATTAATGCTGCTGTTGATATTTTAAGAGGATTAAATGTTGCGGGTGTTACGAGTGTAGCATCTCTCAGTATAGGTTCCACACAAGTTATTAGTGGTGCTAGAGAACTTCAAAATATTACTTCTTTAG